CTAGGTAGCCTGTTGGCTGGCCGATCCATTGTCGGGCTTCTCTGTGCCCTTATTAGTATGGAGTATGCCCATAGCTTTTGCCAAACTATTTACAGCACCCTTCATATCAATATTACCATCGTAAGGAAGAATGTTCTTAACAGCAGCAACATAATGCTCTCGCTTTCTACGGGATAGGAGTGCTAAGAGTGCCTCTAGCGCAGCCAACTGAGGAATGAAAATTGATGCAATCCCCGCAGCCGACGCTCCTAGACCAAGCAGCCACGCTGACCAACCACCCTCATTCTTTGGGTCTGGAACGATTGCAAGCTTTGTGCAATCCTTCTTCAGCATATCAGTAGGAGCGATGATGATGCTCTTATCCTTAAACTTATCGCTCTCTACAATTTCCTTAGGTAGAGTATCCTTAGGAACTACGACAACATCCTGGCTAGTGATAGCCTGTGGATCAGTTAGGCAATCTGAGGTTGAAATGCTCAGATCCCGTAGTGGGGAACAAGCTGCTACGAATAGCAGCATTACAGATAGAAAAATGTTTCTCATACTTGAACTTCCTTCTTAAAACGTGATTCACCCATATCATCATCAGGCTTCTGCGTAGGGGAGCTTCCGCCCGTATCGAGGGTTACCCGTAGCATCTCTACGAGCTTCTTGCCCTCGTCATACTCGCCAACCTTGATTTGTGAATGAATGTCGTGCATAGCCTCCATCCAAACCTTAATCTCACGATCCGATCCAGCAGAAGTCTTCTTGATTCGGAAAGTGGATTGATCGTAGTTGTTGAACTCTCCGCTCTTTCCTAGCTCTAGGATGAAATCGTTGCCCTTCTTCAGGCTCAGGACATTGGTGTTCTCAGGATCATTCTCGTCCATTAGCTCGACGTTAAGGACACCCTCAAGAACCTTCTTGAATACCTTCTGGCCCGTTGAAAGGATCTTAACCGCACCAGTTACGTTATCTGGTGAGTTCTCCAGTGACCGGCGGTCTACTACGTTTAGATAGTAACGTGGGGTAGCCTTGATCTTCGTGGCTAGATCACCGAAACGGCTCTTGGTCTTTGGTGGTAGGCCAAGCTCCTTGTGCATCTTCCACAGATCAAAGTAAAAATCACAAACAGGGCACGACTCATTCTGAATCTTGCGGCAGAAATAGTTCCGCAGCTTACCCTCTTCGTTGGTGTAACGATGAATTAGTGCCTCAGCGTAGAAAGGCTTTGAGTCATCCTTCCAAGGCAGAATACGAATGGTATTCTTTCCTGGCTCCACCTTTAGGTACTTTTCGAGGTCGCCCTCCCCGCTTCCGCCAGCGGACTTGCCCTTCAGTAGTTCTTCGTGCTTCTTTCGTAGATCGTTTAGGTTCATTTTTTTCTCTCTTTTTTTTAGTTGTAAAGTTTTGTTTCTGATCTTAAATTCGCACTAAGTTGGACCAACATATCCTTTTTATGTTCCAACATAGAGCAAATAGCTCTTAAATATCCGTAAATTTCTTCTTGGTAAATTAAGTTAGTTTTTGCTTTGATATACTCATCGTTAGATTGAGCATAATCTTCTAGGTATGTAGCTGTCGCCTTAGATCCTTTGTTTTTATTTGCTTCAAGCTCAGAGTTCTTAAGTAGAGAATAAAGTGCTTGGTTATTGGCAGCAATAATATCAATCTTACGCTTCTGCCAAATTAGCATACCATGATAGTATGAGTATACCGTAGTATGCTTAACTAACTCCATCGCCAAATTATCCTTGTCGATGGAGGAAAGCTTACCATGGATTTCCAAGTACTTATCTATATCTAAGTCTTTAACTTCGTCTTTGGGCAAGTAGTACATAAGGTCATTATAGCCGACCGATTTAAATTCGGTCAGATATTTATTTATCCTTCTGCGGATAGCTCGGAATCAGCCACTTCTTCCATAATGAGATTGGTGTAGTTTATACCAGCAGAGATACGGTAGTGCTGCTTGCTATCTCGTGCCTTTACGACATAAACACGCATTCTACCCTTCTCGTACTCTTCCTCCGTCTGATTGAGGCTTATGGCCCAGTCAGCAGGGCGAATCTTACCGTAGCTGTCTCCTAGCTCTGCATCCGTAATGGTAGCCACCTTCTTACCCATTCTATTTGTCTGGGTAGCCGTCCATACAAGGAAATTATGTTCCATCGCTAGCCCACGAAGTTCTTGAGCGATTCTCTCTTGCGCTTGATATTCAGCGTCGATAGCGCGATTTGGCCGAAGAAGCTCTAGGTAATCTACAATAAGAAGATCAGGAACAAAATCATGGTGGAGTTTCAGTTGCACTAGCAGAGATCTAACCTGATTTACGGTTAGCTGCCCAACGGGGAACTCCTTAATGATTAGCTGTGCTTGATCGAACTTCTTCTGTACCTGATTCAGTCTCTCCTTAAGCAATGGATATACCGACTTGTCCTTAAGCTTCACGTTAGGGATCATGGTGAGGATCGAGTCGAATCGCTGCGCGATCTTATCTTCCGCCATCTCCAGTGAAATATAAAGAACCTTCTTCCCTTCCTTGAGAGCTATTGCACCCTGATTAACTAAGTATAGAGACTTTCCTACGCCAGGGGGAGCAATAACCATTGCTAGCTCCTTGGAGTTCAAACCACCATCAAGGAACTCGTTAAAAGTATTGAAGACAGTTCGATACTTCTTCTTCTGCTTGTTTTCGAATAGACGGGTGATTCTATTGTCAACGTCATCGAAATACAATTGACCGACATTGACCTCTCTAGAGACAAGCATTGCCTTGCGGACAATCTCTTCAATCTCTGGGATCTTGTTCTCCTTAAGGAGTACTACGCTATCCTTAATAGCTTGAGTTAGTGCTTGCTTCCTAGCAAAGTCCTCTACTAAATCAAGAACAAACTCTCGATTGTCCAGAACATTAGTGTTTAGACTATTGATCTGGCTGATATCGTCCTCGTAGTCTCCTAGGCTCTGTCCCTTAGGTAGATTCTTGCTAATATCCTCAAGAAGGATATCATCAGGTGGAATTACCTTGTATTTATCATAGTAAGCTCTTACACGCTCAAAGATAAATGAATAAGAGGGGAACTCAAAGTACTCGGGCTTTATTAACCCGGCAATCTGAGAGTAGAAATCCTTGTCGTGCTTAACGAGGTAAAGAATACCCCGTTGAATGTTATCTGAAAAAGAGTAACTCATTTTATTGATTGTGATCCGTTTGATCTCTTAGGGTCAAAATTCTTTGAATTTTCAACTTGTTTAACTACTGCTTCCTTTCTTGCTTTCCTAGCTTTTCTTGTATCCTCATCTGACATTTTGGTTGCTTGTCCAGTCTTAACCATGTAGTCCATATCTGGGACCATGGCTTTGTAGTGGGATGCTCCACCTACGCCTTGGATGCGTCTCTTAGATCCTTCTATAGACGTTTCATAGAAGGCATGAGCTTGATCCTTGTCCATACCGTAATGATTGTACCGCTCTACCTTGCGTTTAACTTGCGAAGCGTCCTTTTTAATTAGAACACCATCCAAGTATCTTTCCATAGTTGTACCACAGGCAGGGCACTTCTTCTTTCTCGGCTCACCGTTCTTTTTGCTAGAAGTAGTTGCGTGCTTACCACATGCGGGGCAAACCATGTTTAACTTCTTGTTTTGAGCTTCAAGCTTTTTATCACGGGCTTGCATCTCTTTGGGAGATAGTCTACGACCATCTTCGTAGACTACCTTCTCCCCTTTTTCCCATTTAATGATGTAGGTTGTCATATCAGCTACCGCAGGAGTTATCCCCGATTCTGCAAACCTCAGCAGAAGCAGTCTCAGCTACAGCTTGTGGTTTAGCGTACTTCTCAATATTCTCCTGAGTAAGGGGGATAGCTTGTAGTGGCTCCATACCCTTTGATCCCGCACGATATACCGTGAGGCCCTTTAGATAAGGTGCGTACTGAAGAGCTACCTTAGCAATGTTCTCCCACTGTGCATCATTTGGAAGATTGATAGTCTTGCTGATGGCGTTATCAATATACTTTTGGATAGTAGCCTGAACCTTAATGTGCTCCTCGGGGGTGACATCATAGGCCCCGACGAATAAATCTAGCGACTTTCCTTTTTCAATATATTCCTTGAACAGAGGATCAAGTACAACTTCCTCAGCCCAGGTATTAGCAACACGGAATCTTCTCATATACATAGCAGCAAAGATTGGCTCGATACCGCTAGAAACTCCATGCACCATTGAGATTGTCCCCGTTGGAGGGACAGTAAGTAGTACAGCATTACGAATGCCGTGCTCCTTGATTAGCATTCTGATTCTGGCTGGGAGAGTTCTAGCGAACGACTCTTGCAGATACAGCTTGGCATTAAATGCAGGGAATGGTGACTTGTCCCTCGCCAGATAAATTGAAGCCTTGTACGCCTCATCTCTGATCGTAGTATAAAGCCTATCTAGGAATTCTAGCGACTTCTCTGAGCCATATTTAATTCCTAGCTTGATGAACATGTAATGCAGTGCAAGCACTCCAAGCCCGATTCTCCGTGAACGCTGACCGACCTCGTTGCACTCAGGGATTGGATAGTGGTTTACCGTAAGCACATTATCGAGGAAACGAACACCGAGTCTTACCGTATGGGCAAGTCTCTTCCAATCAAACTCACCGCTATCATCCACCATGTTGGCAAGATTGATGTTACCTAGGCAGCAATTACCGTACGCAGGAAGTGTAATCTCCCCACATGGGTTTGTGGCATTCATACGCTCAAAGTATGATACGTTGGTATAGCTATTGGCTAGATCAATATTAAAGATACCGGG